CGTAGTTATTTGCTTTACCCATAACATGGTATTGAGCAAACGCATGAATACCGTTAAGTTTCTGAGTGTCAGCACGAACCTCGTTTAATCGTTGCATACCGGCGTGATAACGAGCATCCTTTACTGCATATTTGTCGGCTAAAGCTTCTTGTTTTAAGAAATCTCTAGTCTCATCCATTTTGGATAAGTTCTCAGATTGAGGTTTAAGTTCTAAGTTTCTATCAATATCCCCGGGAAATCTTGCCACGTGTGCATCAAGACGAGACTTAAAGTCTGCTTCAGTAATAGCTCCAGAAGCAAACTCTTCTATAAGCTTTTCGTATTTAGAACCAAAGTCTTGTACTTCCCACTTATGGTCCCAAGCCATCCCTTGTACAGTTCCGGACTTAAACTTTTCTTTACCAATATTGACTTCATCTTCTAATCCAGCAGCGATCATTAGTTCGTTTGCTTTATTTAAACGATCTTGTCTAAGATCACTACTCTTCTTTTGAGATAATTTCCTTTTACTGAAAGGTCTAGGTTCTCCTCCACTCATCTGGTGAAATTCACCTTCCCCAAATGGTACAGGGGCAGGGTTACCCTTTTTCCAATAAGGATACTCTCCCATCTCATTTAAGATAGCTGCATTTAAGGCTTTTCCGTCAGTACTTTTAAATTTACCTTCAGCTATTAATCTTTGGCGTATTGCTTTATATTCTTTCTTAAATTCTGGTTTAGACTTATTAGTCTTTTTTAGAGTTCGATACAGTTCTGGGATTTCTTCTGCCATTAAAAAAGCCCCTTTCGGGGCGGTAAATATTCTTGGGTGTATAGATTACGCAGCTAGGTGGTCACTGATCATCTTTTCTCTTTTAGGTCTTGGACCCCAACGTTGTCTCATCCATTGGAGCCAGTTTCTACTACCTTTGTCTTGGTTGCACGCTTTACAGGCACATACGATATTGTTCGTAAGAGTCTCTCCACCTCTGCTAAGAGGTTTGACGTGGTCGAGCGTGAGTTCGTGTAATTCATAATGTTCTCCGCAATAAACACATTGACAATTAAAGTGCTGTTTCACAGCTCTTCTCCAGAGCCGTTTTGAATCTGAACTTGTCATGGTTATTAAATTGTGTAAGTAATGATTTGGACTAGGTAGTAGAGGGGTCATGCGCG